CTAGCAGTGATGGTGGTACAATAAAAAGAATTACTTTTGGGGATAAAAAAATGGGTATGCACAAAGGTACAGCGTCTAGAAAAAAAAGTTATTGTGCTAGGAGTGGTGGAATAAAAAGTGACAGATGCAGCGCAAATTATTGGGCAAGAAAAGACTGGGATTGTTAATGGCTAAGAAAAAAAACAAAACCAAAAAAGACGCCTGTTATCGTAAAGTTAAAGCATCAGCAAAAGTATGGCCTTCTGCTTACGCAAGTGGCAGATTAGTACAATGCAGAAAAGTTGGCGCAGCCAATTATGGTAAAAGTAAAAAAAGACAAAAAAAATCTATAGGTGGTTTAGTTACTATACTTGGTCAAGGTGCGGTTATGTCTAACAGATTAAGATAATGGCAAAAAAAGAAACACTAAGAGATTGGTTCTCTAAAAACGATGGTACAGGATGGGTAGACTGCAAGACAGGTAAACCATGCGGTAGACAGAAAGGCGAGAAAAGAAAAGGATATCCTGCATGTAGACCAACAAAGGCACAATGTACATCAGCAGCAAAAAAGAAAAAAGGACCTGCTAGAATCAGTTGGAAAGACGGTAGAACAAAAAAATCTGAAGGTGGACCTGTAAATGGTCCAACAAAAAAGTTTATAGCGAGAGGTTGTGGTAAAGTAATGAACAATCGACGCAAAATGACAAAAGTTTATTAGGAGTAAATATGTATAAGAAAACAAAAGGATATGCGGCAGGTGGTGCTGTAAAATCTAAAGGGATGAAAAACGGCGGCGTTATGAAGTCTAAAGGGATGAAAAACGGCGGAGCAATGAAATCCAAAGGTATGAAAAACGGCGGAGCAATGAAATCCAAAGGTATGGCTAAAGGTGGAGTTTACGGTACTAAAGGCATGAGAAATGGCGGCCTTATGAAATCTAAAGGACTCAAAAAAGGTGGAAAAGGTAAGCCATAAATGGCCTATCTACAAAGCAATATCCCACATTTTAAATGTTGGGTAAGAAAAGAATACACCCATAACCATCAAAAATACCACGGTGAGTTTTTACACGCTATGGTAGTGGCTGTAACAACAATGCCATGTCGCTGTTTAAGTTTCCAGGTTATCTTTACAGGCATAGAAGCTGAAGGTGAGGAAGAGGATACAGTACATGGTGGGGCTATGTGGGCTAGGATGCCAATCACCGCACTTGTAGGCGATACGCCTTTTTCTGAATGGCCTGAACCTATGGCAGTTCACGATGCGCAACCTTGGGACTGTTCTTCGCATCATCATGCAGTTTACGTTATAGATAGAGCTACACCTTGTCCTTGGATGGCAAAGATTGACGGTAATTTATATCCAGCTAAATATATGTTCACTGTAGATTATGCAGAAAATGAAATAGCTGATGATCCTGCTCAACATAAACAAAGTCACGTATTAGAACTATTAGACGCTGGAGAATGGACTGGCAATATAGTTGCACTACCTAACAATCGCGTAAGAGTCACACATCCAGCCTGGTTTGAAACAGGCTCTGGCGCACCCGATTTTAAGCCGTCTGCACATATACATTATTCAAAGTCTGATTTAGACTATACATTAGACGTAAACAGAATTTTTGATAACCTATATGCGGAGGATGAATAATGGCTGAATTGTCAATTGCAGAAAAAAGAAAACTTGTTAAGGAGCTGAAAGGAGCTTCAAAACTACATTTAAAACAAGCAAAACAAATAGAAAGATCTTTTAAAAAGAAAAAGTAATGGCAACATCAAACAGTACAAATTTTGAACCTGACGTAACTGAGTTTATAGAAGAGGCTTTTGAACGTTGTGGACTAGAATTGCGTACAGGATATGATCTTGTTACAGCAAAAAGATCTATAAATATTATGTTAGCTGAATGGGCTAACAGAGGCTTAAACCAATGGACTATAGAACAAACTACGCAGACGTTAACAGAAGGTACAAGTTCTTACTCACTTAATACCAATGTAATAGATATATTAGATATGGTCGTACGTCGTACAACAAATAATGTAGACAATGACATCAATATAAGCAGAATAAGTCGTTCTGAATATTTAAATATACCTACTAAAACAACCAAAGGTAGACCATCTCAATTCTTTTTTGATAAAACAATAACGCCAGCTATAAAAGTATGGCCTGCTCCTGAAAACTCTACAGATATATTGGTATTCAATAAATTAGTAAGAATGGATGATGCAGATACTGCAATTAATACAATGGATATGCCGTTTCGTTTTTATCCTTGTTTTGCTGCTGGTTTGGCTTATTACCTTTCTGTAAAAAGAGCGCCAGAAAAAACTCAACTACTCAAAGGTATGTATGAAGAAGAGTTTCAAAGAGCTGCTGACCAAGATGAGGACAGAGCATCTTTCCGTTTAAAACCATCTATGAGAAGTAGTTATTAATGGCTTACGCTTTAGGAAAATTTGCTTTAGGTCTATGTGATCGTTGTGGGTTTGAATATAAACTTAACGATTTAAGAAAAGAATGGAACAACTTAAAAACATGTCCAGAATGTTTTGAACCTAAAGCTCCCCAACTAACCCCAACTCCTGTGGTTACAGACTCAGAAGCTTTATACAATCCAAGACCTAATAACGATTTAGAAGTAGGTGAGGGATTTGTAGTAGTAACCAGTAGTTCTATATTTCAATCAGATTTTATGAACCCATCAACTCTAGGTTCTAACTTTACAATAACAAAAATGACAGCTTCATTAGGAAGCGTTACAATTATCACATGACTTATAGCGAGTTATTTACATTAATTCAGAATTTTACAGATAATAATGAATCTACGTTTAATACTACGATTCCTGACTTTGTAAAAAATGCTGAAGATCGTATATTTAACTTGGTACAGTCAGATTTTTTTAGAAAAAATCAATCAGGTAATCTAACAACGGGAAATCGTTTTTTAACGTGTCCGACAGATTTTGTTCTAAGTTTTTCTTTAGCAGTAATTGATAGTTCTAGCGACTATAAGTTTTTGCAAAAGAAACACCCCAGTTTTATGCAGGAGTACGCTCCAGATATAACTGATACCAGTCTAAGAGGACTGCCTTTATACTACGCTGACTTTGATAAGGAATACAACACTTCTGTAAGTGCTGGAACTACTATCGTTGTCGCGCCATTACCAGACGCTGATTATTCAGTTGAACTGCACTATCTCTACAGACCTGCAAGTTTAGTTTCCATTACAGCTGGAACTTGGCTTTCGCAAAATGCAAGAGATGCTTTACTATATGGCTCATTAGTTGAGGCTTATACTTTTATGAAGGGTGAACCAGATTTGCTCAACACTTACGAAACTAGATTCCAACAAGATATAGCTAGATTGAAAAATAGAGCAGAAGCCAGAGGAAGGCGCGATGAATATCGCTATGACTCGCTTCGTTCTAGTGTAAGTTAAATAAAAGGAGAAAGTATGAAGCCTATCAAGAAACTTGAAGGCAAGACAGTCGCCATAGTAGGCATGGGCCGAAGTTGGTTTGACTATAATCTTGCAAAATCACATGGAGTACATTTTGACGAAGTATGGGCAATAAATGCCGTAGCTGACGTCATATTTCACGACAGAATCTTTATGTTAGACCCAGCGAGTCGTTTTTTTGACAGTGAAGACGCTGGTGGACAGACAGAATCAATGAAAAAGATACTTAAAACGCATGAAGGACCAATATATACATGCGAACTAGACGAGCGCGCACCTGGTTTAGTATTATTTCCAGTAGAAGAAGTGGTCAGAGACTTAAATTGTTACTATTTAAACAATACAGTCGCTTATGCTATAGCTTTTGCCCTTTGGAACAAAGTTGGGTGTTTAAAAATGTTTGGTGTTGATTTTACTTATACAGGAAACCTTAATTTTGCAGAGGCTGGTAGAGGATGTGTGGAATTTTGGCTGTCTAAATGCCAAAACGAAGGAATGTTAGTAGAAGTGGCTAATTCTTCTACATTATTAGATACATCAATACCTGTAGAAGACAAATTATACGGCTATCACCGTTTAGATGATCCTAAAGTAATTGTTCATGATGATGAAAACAAACTACGTGTATTTAATAAAAGCCAAATAGAAAGAGGCGAGCAAGAGCAAAAAGTTATGTATATGGATAGATACGATAGCCATCTTAAAGAATCTAAAGCAGGAGATCCTAATAAATGGTAGATAAGATAACTCCAGAGGGTTTACCGGAGCTAGGATTGGTAGAAGTTGCTACTTCTAATTATGGAGGACACCCTCCTGAGTTTTGGGCAGAGCAACTAACTGACAAAATATGTGGATATTCTGATAATAGTGAGCCGCATATAAAAGAACAGGCCAGAGCTTACAAAGATTTAATTTATAGAGTGTGTTTGATTTACTTGAATAATGCTATAAAATCTTATAAAGCAAGTTTAATTCAAGAGCTTACAAAGTCTGGAGAAGAGAATATTGCTAAAATTATAAAAAGGGTATAGATATGGCAATTACATCTACATTAACTACAAGCTTCAAAACAGAACTGTTAACAGCAACACATAATTTTGCTACTAACGGTAATGCTTTTAAACTTGCTTTATATACAAGTTCAGCCACATTAGGTGCTACGACAACAGCATTTACAACAACTGGACAAGCGAGCGGTACTAATTATACTTCAGGTGGAAACGCTTTGACTAAAGTAGCACCAACAAGCGGTGGAACTACAGGTTTTACAGACTTTGCAGATTTAACTTTTGGAACTGCAACAGTAACCGCTAGAGGCTGTATGATCTATAACGACACTAACAGCGATAAGTCTGTAGCTACTATAGATTTTGGTGGAGATAAAACTTCTACTGCTGGGGACTTCACTATAGTATTCCCTGCGGCAGCGGCATCCACAGCGATTATTAGAATCGCCTAGCCTTAAATGGCTAATATTAACGGTTGGGGTCGCGGGACCTGGGGTCAATTAACCTTTGGCCAACCTTTACCTGTCACACTTACAGCACCAGGAGCAGGAACATCTGCGCTTGGTACAGTTGCTGTAGACGCAGAAGCTAATGTAACTCCATCTTCTCAAGTAGGAACGACAGGCGCACCCGTTGCAGGTGTAAATGCTCAAGCAATTGCTACTATACAAGGCGCTGTTGGAACAGTAGGAAGTCTTTCTGTAGCAGTAGATGGTGAGGCCATCGTAACGCTTACTGGATCAGGAACTGTAGGAACAAGCGCTATAGGTACTGCAACAACAGTATCTAATAATAATTTATCCGTAACTTTAAACGCTGCTACTGGATCAGTAGGATCTGTAACAATTGATGCAGAAGCAAATGTTGTACCTACAGGAGTAAGTGCAACGGGAAGCGTAGGAACAGTATTGGTATGGAGTCAGTTAGATGAAGACCAAACTTCTAATTTTAGTGATATCACAGAAACACAAAGTCCAAGTTGGAAAGATGTTGCTGCTTAAAAATTGTGTATAATAAAACAAGAAATAGACAGATCTATTCGGAGAACAATAAATGGCAAGTACATACGTAAATGATTTAAGACTTAACGAAATGGCTACTGGAGATGCTAGTGGTACATGGGGAACGGTA